AGTTCTCAAGGTATTCAAAATCCTTGCGGGCCATCGTGAAAACGATACCCTCTTGGAGATACCCATAACGCCCGAGGTTTACACCTTCGCCAGAATACTTAACCCGCACAAACTTTGTTTCCATGATAGTCCCTCCCAATTTGATTTCGTATCAACTGGGGACTATTTAACCACAGGTTGCCCATGGTTGCAAGTGCGGAATGTGAGATACTATGCTGGAGGCTTCCCATACGTCCGTAGGCTTCTCTTCGGAGTGGGTGCCTGTGGTGGGGGTGGTATGGGCAGCTCGCTGTCTGGAGGCGTCCACGTTCCCCTAGTGGTGTCTTCGTATTTACTTTCGTCAAATGCCTTCAGGGCTCTAACAACCCTGTTAAACTCCTCACCTATTGACAGAAAATCAAAAGTACCCCTGTGCTCCATCTCTTTCTCAAGCTTACCATTAAAGTCCGAGAACATAACTTTAACCGCATCATAAAGCTCCCCACGATAATCTGCAAGCCTCGGGGTATCTTGAGCCTGCTTAAGTTGCTCCTCCGTCATGGGGTGCACAAACCATTCGGTAGAACCGTCCGGCATCCGCCGCTCAACCTGTATCATCTTATCAGGGTCGTAACCGTGCTTGGCTACGAACGCCTCTAGGATTTCCTCACGCTATAGCATCACCCTCTTAACCTTGTCGTAGACTAAGGACTCTATGGTTTCCATACCAACCCCTATCGCTTGCAGCATTTACGAGTGGGCAATCCACTTCCACAGAAGCAGGGCCTATCGCTCCGGCCCACTCCCCTCGTGAATGACGGCTTGCGCTGCCCCTGCTCTGTCCTAGAGCTTAGCCGCCTGCTACCCTTCTTGATCTTCTCAAACCCTACGCCCTTACCACCGTGCTGCATAAGGCCCCCGCTTAGTTCGTGCTTCCTGCACCCCGTACATAATATCCCATATCTGATGGTAGGCGTGTAGCTTGTGTTGCTGTGTCGGAGACCCTGCGATATGCCCCTTGAAGTTGGGATAGTCTATCGAAGTGACAAGGGTATTCATGATTGCCGCGTACACCGGACTGCCCTCTGGGAGTACCACCCTGAAGCGGTAGTCTGCGTCACGTGTCTCATGCACTCGTACCTTTGCCAGCCCTTCGACATTTGTATCCTTTAGAAGCTGCCCCAAGTCTCCCTCCACCCGTGCTCTAATATGGTAACTACCCTCTTTCAGTATGACACTGAAAAACCCGTACTTGCTAGCGATCCACACCGATAACCTCCCCTACGTTTAATGCTATCCCCTTCGCTGTGGGAACCCCCCACTCACCCCCGTAAATATCTACCCCAGACTCCAACTCCGCCGCCGCCTCTTCAGGCGTTGGTGTTTGTATCTTACCCTTGTTGATAAGCTCCGTGTGATCATTCACCACAGTCATCAACCTACGAAATACCACTAGGGCTTGAGGGTCTGTACTGTACCCTCCGAAAACCTCTTTACCGTCTACGTCAAATGCTCCGTCCTCAAGGTATATGATGGAGCCTTTGAACTCTACGTACACCGGCACGATTCCCGCCACTGCAAAATCCCTGCGTGCCACTGGCACCACGACGTGAGCTGTAGCCCCGAGGTGTGGCACGTCTATAATCGCAGCCGTCTGTCCCTTATCGTCGTATTTGTAACCTGTTGCTTCCATGGCTCCCCCTATTTGTACTCAACCTCAATCCGCTCCCCTGTGTCCCGATCCAACCATGCAACGTTCACGAGTCCGGCTATCCCCTCCACGTGGCCCTTGACGCTGCTCAACGTGTGATGCCTTACCGCCGCCCTGTCAAAACACCACTGGTCAATCTCTTTGCTGTTTGCTATTACCATCATGCTTCCAATTCCAGAACCCGTTTAACAGCTTCCTTGCAATCACTGGTTGCTGGATAAAATCCTGACTCCACCCCGCGCCCTTCAACATGCCTCTGCACATACTTATGGTTTGCCAACGAGTGTGCCCTACCGTGATTTCCGAAAACAAACCACAGCCTCACAAGCTTATTCTGCTTAGTGGTTTCCCCGCTAACAATCTTGTCAACTACCTCTTGCAACTCAGATTTACCAAAGCCCATCTTGTACCCTTTCGCTGTTGTTTCTCTCTCATCCTGTAATCACTATGTCAAAGCCTCTCGGGTTTGTCAACTTTTATTTTTGAAAACTTTTCAAACCCTACTGGGTGAGCTTTGTTATGTGCCCCAAGTCCAGCCCCCACTTCTTAGCGTTGTTCCCCTTGTCCCCGTACTGTGCAATCCCAACAGCGGTATCCCTACTGTGCCCTACGTACTTGGCTGGGATACCTTCTAGGGCTACGACAAACTCATTCTCCCCGTCCCCGTAAAACATATCCTTATGATTCTTGTTGTTCGGTAGGTACGTCCCGAAGACCCTTGTATGCGGCACTGCCTGCACCGTAAGATTCTTGCCCACCGGTGATACACCCTTAACAATACTCGTAGACTCCAGTGACCCTCGAACAGGCTTAACCACCTTGCCAATATTCTCCCCACCCCAATACTTATCAAGTACCTCAGTCGTCTCTGTGCGCAGCAGCTTCACACACCGAAGCTTCCGGTCTGAGTTGGGTATCACGATGTTAGCAAGCATCTCCTGATTCATGGCGTGGTAGCGGGCTAGTGCCTGTGTGGCCTGCTTATCTGTAAGGTTGTAGTTTCCTATCATCTCTTTCCACAATAGCTTAGCATCCGCCGTGTCCCCGTAACCCTCTGCCCAAAACCGCTTCGTCTTACCTGCCACCGCTACACGCTGATTGGTGTACCAATGCTTGACTGCCACTGTCTGCCTGCCCCAAGAGCCTCCACCCTGAGCACTTGCCCACTCTTGCACAAAGTTTTCAGCGTTGTTACTACCACCCCCTATAAACTTCCAATTCTTATCTGTGAAGTCTTGCGTTCGCATCTTGCTCATACCACTCACTGGTGCTTGCGGGCTGCTCTCCCAGCTTAACGCTTTGATCTTCTTTGGTAGCCTTGCTGTTAGCCCCGCCTCCCTGTACTGCATGATACCCAGCCCCACCTCATCCGTGTATCCGGCATTCCATTGATCCGCTTTGAAGTCCAACACTTTTGCTGCCATGGATTTTGCTGAGGCTACCCGCGCTTCCATCACTGTCCTCAGTGCGGGGTCTGTTATCGCGTCTGTCAACCGCTTGGCGTTCACCGCGCTTACATCGTCCGCTATGTCAAAGATTGTGAACTTGTTGGCCTCCGCGCCCCACTCCCCAAAGATCGCAGTTGAGTGTCCGGCTGCTCCGCTCTGTGGCACCTTGTAACCCCGCATCGTCCAAAACTCCATGGGGGTCTCCCCGAACGCTGCACCCTTGGCTGCACCCTGAGCCCTGTAAAGCAAGGCCCCGCCGTTGTCTATGCGGTACGCCCTCCCCGCCTTGTTCACAATGATGTTATCAAGGTCTGCCCCGAGCACATCCCAGTTGCCCAGAAGCGCATCCGCATGAAACCCGCTCTGCAAGTCCTTTATCGTCTTACGCATTTGAGGCCCCGTTGCCCCCTTAAGATACTTGTCCAGCCGCGTGCCCTCCACAAACTTCGTAATCTTAATGGTGCCATCCGCCGTGGTCTTAAGCTTGCCCTCGGGAACTCGCACACCAAGGTTCCGGTAAAGGTCATCCGCTAGAGCCTCGTTCTCCAGCCGCAGTAGTTGATCCGGTGTGTTGGCTGTCTTTACAACATACTTCTTGCCCTTCCCATCTACCATGAGCCTTGCCCCTGTAGTACCCCCAATATCCTCATTGGTGTCCGTGAGTGAATCATACTCTGGAAACCCGTCCTCATCATAGGTGCCTGCCCCTGCATCCTCCTGCTTAGACTCCCCTGCGAACCGGCTTGGTATGATGGTACCCGTGTGATTGATATGGAACTCCAGAGAATCCATGTCCGCTATTGGAACGTCCTCTATATTGCACGTAGACTCACCACCGTACGTGGGGCTGCTAACCTCTCTGGCCTCGCACCCTATCACGGATACGTGTGTGACCTGCCCCGAATCCTTAAGAGCCTGCTTCCGGCCCTCATCCGCTGCCTGCCCCATCTCCGTTCTGGCAATGGTACTAATCTGACTGACTGCCCTGTTGGGGTATTGGCTACGCAACCAAGCCGCCGTCTCTGGTACGGTGAACCCGCCCTCTATAGCTTCATTGACAATGCGGTTAACGGCCCCTCGGGTTGTCGAACGCACGCCAGTGAGCCTCTGGCCAAGCTTTGAGACCCGCCCATTGAGAGCTGCCGTTGAAACCCGCGCCCGCCGCTCAGCCGCTCGATTCTCCGGTGTCCAAAGAAGGGACGAGGTAGATTCATAAGATGAGTCCATGGTACTACGGATGGCGTTCTCATTTGCTCTTACAAAGCCCAACCGGTTCTCTCGCATCGTGTCGTCAAGTGCGGACATCCACATAGACTCGTAGCCGTCCACAGTTACCCCCATAAGCACCTTAACGCTACGGCTCCCTCCGCTGCCCCCTCTACGCCGTGCTATCTCTTCAACACGCTCTATCGTGCCCTCAAGGATTTCGTCAAAGTATTGCTTCAGGTCTGGGAGGAGCTTACGCATGCCCTTGGTTACTGAGGCCCTGTGTGCCTTCATCAGGTCATGTACGAGTTTGACCCCGTTCTGAGAACGGTACTCCGCCTGTGTCCAGCCACCCTCTGGGATACTACTTGATTTTACAGCCGCGATGATACGAGACACCGACAGCGGCCTACCCTTAGCCGCCCCCCTGCTCCGCTCGGATATCTGTGGTAGTCTATATGGCATAATGCTAGCTCAGCATAACCTTATCAATCCGTGCTCTGGCACCCTCTGCCGATAGCCGCCCCGCTTCACTCTCTACCATGATCTGCTGGATAGCTTCGTGCTTAACCTTGTCACTTATCGTGACGGCCTTCTGCAAGTCTCCCTCTGTTGGGGCTGTGTAACCCACAAGCTCGATAGGCACTCTGGCCTGCCCCATGTAGAACTGGTCAAGTAATGGATTCTCAATACGCCCGAGCCCTACAATCTCTCTAAGCTCATTGAGGGTCATGGCTCCGGCATCAACCAAAGGCACGTAGTCTGCTATGATACCGCCTACGTCGATAAGGCCACTCATGGAGTATGCCAATACCCATTGATCTGAGTAAGACTGTATGAATGACGCTGTACCCGCTAAGCCCATGTTCATCCTACCTACGAACATATCCGCCAATGGTACAATTTCATACTTCCTGAAGTTGATCTCATCCTGTTTGCTCGTGGCGTAGTTGGCTGCACCCTCGATACCGAAGATAGACAGCGGCACCCCATGCAGCGTGGCTATATCTTTCACAGACTGATTCTGGCTTTCCATAGACTGCATCTCTGTGGGTGAGAGCCCGAGTTGGTTGTATGTCCACTTGCCGTTTAGGAATGCCGTCTTGCCCGCGTTCTTTACGCCCCCGTAACTCTTATCCCACCACATCTTAATCTTGTCCCACTCCGTCTGATCCTCAACCACCTCTTCTCGTGACAGGATACCGGAGGGCCTTGCTCCGTTGTGCACAAACTTCTCTTCGAGCTTCGACTTCATGATGGTGTTGACAAACAGGGATTGCCCCGCCTCTACGTCCCCAAGCCCCTCAATGCTCTTGCTCGGGTGTGCCCTACGGAACATGATAACCTCAGCCCGCTCAAACCGTATGCTCTGCCCATTCACCTTGTAGATGTAGTGTGAAATCTTGTTCGTGGGATCTGGGTAAACTTGTACGTACTGTGGTAACAGAGCGTATAAATATAACGGCCTGCCCTTGGAATCCATTTGATCCTTAACCCAGTAAGCCGAGCCCGTGAGCTTCATGTGGAATACCCACTGGTATAGCAAGTCTTCCCACGAGTCGTAAGGGTTGGGTGTACTCATTAGCTTTGCCAGCTCTGGGTTTTCTATCACCGCGCCGGTGCTCTTGCCCTCCACCTGAAACTTGGTAGTAAGAAAGAATGATGCTATGAGATGACAAGCTCTAAACGAGGCCCACACTTCCTTCGTGCCTACGTCGAGGTAGTCCTGAGTCCTCTTCAAATTGTGGATAGCTACACCAGATTGCTGCTCAATGAAGCGCATATCCTTAAGACCCATCCGCCCGCCGCGCTCTGGTAAAGACTGAATCTCTGTCCCTTTACTTTTTGACCCTCTGGTAAAGATACCCATTAACCGCCCTCCATTTGAAAACTTTTCAAGTAAGACACACTGTAAACCCTGTGCCTTTTGGAATCAAGCATATAACAACTTCTTGCGTTGCGGGCCAATGCACTCAAAGGCCACACTGATAGCGTCTTCAATATCATCGTGCTCTACATCGGGGAAAGCGTCTATACTATCCACCACCTCTTTGTTCCAAGACCCCCCAACCATCCTGAAGCGTCCCGCCTCTATCAGGTTCAACCACCCCTGTGCTCTCATCAGCTTCCCGCCCTTGGGTGGGTTGCGCTTCTCAATCATCACATCGCCACTAAGAGCACTCTGTAACTCCCTCAACCCTATGTCAAACCCCGCCACCGCTTCGAGCCCTGCCTTGTTGCTGTTGTACTGAGCTTTGTCCTGTAACGACACGTCGATAAACCTAGGCTTCATCTTCATCCACCCGAGTTTGAAAGTCTGTACGTTGATTAGATACAGAAGCTCCGTCCTCTTGTCGTAGGCACACAACGCCCCCGCACTGAAGTCACTGGTTTGCTTCTCTGTCAGTGCCAAGTCCCAGCCACGTACCCATGGGATATCTGTGGGCACCTCTGCCAGTTTCACCCTGCCTATCCTTGTAACGTCTACCTGCCCCGAGGCTGAGGCCCGAGGCCTTCCCATGTACTGCGAATCCCATTCATACCTTGGCATCCCCGCCTTGAGCCCCAAAAAGAATCTGGTATCCCTTAGCTCGGGGAAGCACGACTCTCCGAAGTCCCGCCCCAATATGTCCGCCTGCCCTGCATCTGGGTTGTGGTCTGCCACCGCTGAGATATTTGTGATCTTAAATATACGATCCTCGTATCCAGACTCCCTAAGGTCTGCCACCCGCTCCTCCGACGTTAACTCACCTACCAAATCCAAGGGATGCCAGCGTGTCATGATAATAAACACCCTTGCATTAGGGGCCAGCCGCGTCTCACAATCCCCAAAATACCACCGTAGCACATTGGCCCGCTGCACTTGGCTTTCTGCCTCCGCCCGTCCTGCATGAGGGTCATCTATGATAAGCCAGTCTACCCGCCGTCCCGTGAGCTTGCTACCCGTCGTCTTAATGATAATGGAAGACCCGTTCGTAAGCTTCAGTTGATCCTTCTTATTCTGCCCCCGAACCGGTTTGCAATCTGGAAATACCTCTTGGTACACTGGGCTCTCCATAAGCTCCCTTATGTCCCTGAGAAAATCGGTTAGCAGGCTGTAGGAGAATCCGGTTAAAGCTACACTGTCCCCTGCATACTTGCCCACAATCCAAGATACGCCCCGCACAGACAGCATACTTGACTTGCCAGTTTGTGGGGGCACACTCACACAATGCCGTGAGCTTCCCGTGCCGGTTACACACTCCTGTACCAGCTCAGCAAGGTGTACGTGCATCTTCGACAGGATGTAGCTTGAATAATCCGGCGGAAACAATAGGGTAAGGAACGCATTAAAATTAACACGCGCTCTCAATACCATAAAGTCTAGTACAGCTTTGTACTCTTTCTCGGATAAACTACTCAAATAATACGCCCCATCCCTACCAACCTTTACACTAAAATAAGGACGATAGATTTACGCTCTCTACCGCCCTTACCAGTACCTACTTCTTAGGGGCTACTGGCTGTCTAACCGTTCCCCTGTTCCCACCACCACCTCCGCTCCCATCACGCCGAGGAGTCCCGCCACAAGCACCATTGCCGCCTCTTCCAGTCCCTCTTCCAGTCCCTCTTCCAGTCCCTCTTGCTTTCTTCATCTCCTTACCTCCTGTTTACTACTTACTTCAACATCCAAGACTGTATTGCTTTTCTTTTTTTTAGCTGGCATCTCAGCCTCCTTGTTGAGAGAACATATCACCCACTCGGATAATTTGCAACCGCAAGCCGCTCGCACCCATCGCGCCTTATCCGCCCGAGTCACCCTGATATGCAGATGGCTATCAGCCGCCCCGGAGGGCGACTTTACGGCGTATTGATTTTTTACTGGGGCTGACATTAGTCAATCTCGATCCATGATCCATCAAAACGCGTTACAGCCGCACGCTCAATGCCACGCTCGCCTCTATCAATGCCAACGGCGCAAACAGTCCCGACAAATATCTGTCGTTTTTTTGATACTGACTTTGCTCCGTTGAGCGTTTTAGCATTAGTCGATTCCCACTTTCGATTTGATTCGCTGTTGTTTAATTCAGTTGTGTAATACTTCGTCATTGTCCGTCTCCTCGTTCCGGGTTCCGCCCGGTCGGCTAGACCGTTTCTCGATCTGGGGTCACTATCGCAGACCTCAGCTTGATTGTCAACACAAACAGAAACCTTTTTTGATTTATTTTTCGGCACAGAAATGAGCGCGCCCAATCTTCATTTGATTAGCACCGCTTTCTTTCCTGTGAAATCTTCCCAGCGCTTGATTATGACATCGCAGTATTGGGGGGCAAGCTCCATCGCATAGCAGATGCGGCCTGTCTTTTCTCATGCGAGATGTTCGGGTTCCAAGGCACCTCAATGTGAATCAGGTAGTTGCAGTGATTCTGAAGATCAATGCCCTCCGATGCCGCATCGGTGGCAAGCAGTATGCGTACAGGGGATTCATTGGGATGTGCTTGAAATGCCGCCCGAATGGGTTCGCGTTCATCTTGGGGGCTTGCAGAAACGAGCGGTCAGCATTTGTTGCCGCTCTACCTCGGCCTCAAGCTCGGCAACGCGATCTGCAAGCGTAATATCCTGCAACGTTAATTTGTACGTCTTATTCGCCATATCAATCGTAGCCTCAAGCTCGGTGATCTTATCCCGAAGCATATCGTTTGTTGGGGAATCTTTTAGCCTCTCATCCAACAACTCTGCATTTGTGCTCTGACAAAGATCGTTTATCCTCTTGTTCTCATCTTTTAGCCGTTCGATTTCCGCCGCCTCCTCCCGCTCCCTTGTTGCTTCTTTTTCTGCGTCAGTTAGTGTCATAATTCTCCTTGTATTTTACATCGCATGGAACACTTTTCACCAAGAGAACCTTGCATAATGTCTTCCAACACCAATTCTGGATGTACGTCTTTGTAATTTTCTATAGATTCCTCGTCTTCAATGGTAATAACAAATTGAAGCTTCGTTATTCTATTTCCTTCTATCACCCGTTCCTCGCTCATAAATCCTCCCCTGCTGCTGCTTCGTGCAAGCTCTCTATTTGCTCTTTTAGCCTCTCGATTTCCGCCGCCTGCTCCTTGGCCTTGGCTATGGCTTTCGCTACAACGTGCTTCCATCCTTGCAGCGCACGTGCGGCAGCTTGGCATCCTTCGCAATTCGCGTCCAGTTCTGCTACCATAACGACTTGACTCAGCGTTCCTCTTGCCTTCCCCTCGTCGTGGGCTGCATTTGCATGTCTTGTTTGCTCTGCGCCACTTACAGTTTGAGCAGTTTGGTTCGATCAAATACGCCGCTCATAATGCAGCCGTCTTTGTGCTGTAGCGTGTAGAAGAACGGGCTGTATTTATCTTGCTTCCATTCCTCGTCACAAAACGGACACGCCCTCAACCCCTCGCCCCCCTTGCGCTCCGTTGCCTCTTTTTTCTGTTCGTCGCTCATTTCGATTGCTCCTGTTCTGTCGGTTTACTATGCAAATATCAGTCCCCCTAGCTCTCGTCACTCTCTTTTTGACGCATACGAGAGAACTCGTCTCCCACGCGCTGGGACGATAGTACAGAAGCTCTCTCCTTGCTGGCCTTGTCTCGAAACTCCTGAGTGATTGCCTCGCCGCGATGCCATGTAAATCTTACTTCATCCTCGTCGTGCTCGATTTCAACGAGATGCACAA